CTTCAAACACCGCTTCGATTACGGTTGTTGGCAGAGTCTCGTCGATCAACGTCAGCGCCTGTTTCGGATTGCTGGATTTCATTGCGTCGATGACTTTTTCGTAATATTTCGTTTCGCTAGAAGTCAGCGCACGCACACCACGCCCAGCCAGCACAGTGTTGTCGGCGGCCTGTACCATGCCTCTTGCCTCGGCCATTACAGCCTCCTGCAAAGTGTCTGCGAACTCGGTAAACGCAGTGCCAAAAGCCTCCTCGTTTCCGTCTTTTACTGCCTGATTAATTCTCTGAAGAATTTCAGACTTCTTTTGTGCTAAAGTATCAAGATTTATCATAGGTTCATTCCTTTCCGCCCAACAGGGCATTGAGTAACTTCATAGGTTTATTTTCTTGTATCGGCTCAGGATCAACCTGGGGATCGGGTGTTGGTTCCGGAATCGGGTCGGGTTCCGGCGGAGTTTCCTGTTTGCACTCTCTTGCTAACGCAACGAGTGCCTTATTGTAATTAATTGTCTGCTCGATGGTTTTATTGGCCTGCTGCAGCATCTGCTTTGCTTCGGTCATATCCTTTTCTTCTGCAATAATCTCATCGCACAAGCCATACTCCAAACAATCACTTGCGGTCAGCCACGTTTCAGCTTTCAGCAACTCTATTAGCTTCTCTTCAGTCAGTTTACCGTTTGATTTCTCAAGGTAGGCTTGTCTATTGCCTTCCATAATTTTGTCTAAATCGTCAGCGACTTTCCTCAGCCAGTCCGAATTGCCATAAGCTCCATCTACTGCGTTGTGGATCATTTGCATTGTGTTAGAATACATTTTAACTTCATCGCAAGCAGTCAAAATAAACGATGCGGCCGAAGCTGCGAGCCCATCTACATATCCAACAACTTTTGCGGAATGCCTCTTAAGCTGGTTCCTAATTGCCATTGCTTCATAAACGTATCCACCAAAGGAATTTACAAATAAATTGATTTGGGTCACGTCAGGGTATTTATTCAACTCGTCTCTGAAATGGTTAGCGGACGTTTCGCTTTTAATAACTTCATCAGTCCACCAGTCATAACCGTCACCTTCGATATATCCGTAGATATACATGTTTAGGATTTTAGAATTATCTGCCTGTTGTTTTAGTTCCCATATTTTTTTCTTCAAACGCCATCACCTCCTTGTATAGCGAGTGCCTCGTTAAACGGCATGTAATTTTTAGTGATAAAGTGTTGATAGGCCCAGGGTTCCTCTATAATCGATTCGCCCACAAGCTCCCGGATATCATTGACGCAGAACACACCAGACGATATGAGTTTGTCAATCGCACTCGATACAGATAACAGATCGACGTGCTTGATTTGCTTTGTATCGATTTTCAGGTAGTTCCCGTTTGCCATGCCATAATAGCCGTTCCGCTTCCGGTTGATTTCCTCGGACAGCATATCCGTCAGCGGATCGATGCAGAAGGTCAGGAAGTTATCGAGTGCATCGGACACCCCTTGCACATCGCCTCGAAGCAGCGCTGGTGGAATTCCGAATGCCTTACAAGTAAAGTCCGATATGTCATCAATCTGTGCCCGGATGTCCCTGGTGTTTTCGTTGTTGTAGGTCTTGTGTTCTAGCTCCTTCCAGTCTTGTCCTCGGCCTAAAGGTAGCGCGGCATTGTCACCGGTCAACCACTTTCCGATCTTCTCATTTACAAGGGAATCAAAAGCCTCCCGCTCTGGCGTACCCGCAACCGGCAAAGTGTCATACTTGAATACCCCTTTTGTGCCCCGGCTCTTTTGATATGCCTTCATACTGTACGAGAGTAATCGATTGTAGCTCTCGTATAGCCCATTCACTACCTTTCGCATATCACATTCGGACAACGTGAAATAAAGAACTTCGCTCTGGACGAATGAGCGATTGAAGGTAAAGTCTTTAACCGTCACCTGCGAAAATACATCCTCGTAAAGGACGTACTCTTTCTTTTCAAAACTATCCGCAATTAAAAGTTGACCGTTCTGCTCTACAACAAGGCATTCATTTTTTCGGTAAAGTTGTGCAATCAGCTTGTGCATAAAAGCGCTTGAGTTTTGATTTTTGTTCGGCTCAAAGTTCCACAAATAATATTCTTTCTGCTTAACCTCCTTCCCCTCTAAAAAGGTTTTGAATTCACACTTTGATACAGCGTTGGCAACGAGATTCACAGCAGACCAAAATGCCATCTCCCGGACATAGATCTCGCCCATCACGGAAGAGTACTCATCCGCATACGCGTTCAAATCTGTTCCGCTTAATGGTATCGCCCCGCCTGAGAACAGGTTTTTTAGCCATGTAATAAACCCCACTCTATACATTCACCTCCCTTCACCCGATAATGACCGGGATATCGTCGTATGTGCTTTCACCTGTTCCAAGTTCATCCTCGATAGTCATAGATGCGACCAATGCCATAAACGGGTCGGTCTTTCTGCTTTTCGCTTCAATCTTGGCATAGTAAAAGTTCCCCGTGTCTGATCCAGATGTGCGGCTCGACCGGACCAGCTTCGTGTTGTTCACCGCCCACCTGAGCGGCGGGTTGTCACTCCAAGCGAAATAACGATTCGCAAAACAACTTTCAATGACCGGATGCACCTTCATGATGTCGGATGGTTTGACCAACTTCACATTTTTGAAATCCGTCGCATCAAATCCGATGGCCCGGAGGCTGCTGGCAAATAGGGCATACCGGAAGTTATCCAGAGCGATTTTCTTAATCTGGTACCTCGCCGCCTTTTCCGCAATCCATGCGCAGATAAGATCCGGGTTGATTTCCACATCATTGACCACTGTTAAAAGACCGGAATCCCCCCATTCCCTCCAGGGCGCTTTGATCCGGTAGAGATCTTTCGATTGCAAGCATAGCCATGAATGATTGATATCGTATCTTTCGTTTCCTTTACGGAAATGCAGATTGACCGATGCAAAGTCAGATACGGAAGCATAGTCGACTCCACAAGTGCAGGCCCAACCAGTTAAATCCGGCAATTCCTTATTTGTGGCGGCAATGTTCTCCCAATCTGTGACCACAACATCTGCTGCGGATTGTGGCAGGTTCATACGTTTCGTCATAAAACCCGCATTAGCTGCCGGGTTATCCTGCCATAGCAAAAATTCCTTCTGGATCTCGTCCATCAGATCCGGGAGGTAAGGTAGGGACGGATTTGCTTTTTCCCACAGATCCGGGTTTTTAGCTTCTTCCTTATCATCAAGCCTGCAAATAAAAGGGAGTAAGCCGTTATCACTTACTCCGGTTCTTAATATATCGTTCGCCCTGGCTAAGAGGTCATCAAGTGGACCATCCCGAACATCTCCATTCGTCGTTGCATATAAGATTCTGGGATGTTGTTTTTTCCCAAGACCTGTCATAAACACTTTGATATTGTCATAATTCGGATACTGATGGATCTCGTTGAAAGCAATCAGCCCAGACCGCATTCCGTCCTTACTTTTCGGATTGTTTGTACGGCCTTTTATCGTACCGCCGAATTTCAGACCAACGATTTTTTCTTTCGTCCAGTAGTAATATTTCTTTAGCTTCCGGTTCCATTTTGCATCTTCCAAGACTGACAAGATATCATTTACCGGGCGCATAGCCTGCTCTTCCGCATTAGCGCAAATATCTATGTCATATTCCCGTATTGGATTATATGGAGATGCCAGACAAAATGATTCAAGTGCAATATAGCCATCTTTTCCTGCTCCTCGTCCAATCATAACAAGCAGATCCGGCCAGCGCGGACGGTTGTCTTTTTTCTTGTAGGTGCACAAATGCAGACCAACACAAAACGCCTCCCACTCAAAGAGACGATCGAAAGGAAAGTATTTTGCTAGGCCTAAGTATTTTTCAAGCTGCTCATCGTCGACGTAGATATCTTCGGTCTCGAAACATTTGCGTATGTAGGCTGCTAGTAGGTGCTGGTCTTTACAGGCCTCTATCTCTCCGCCCTCAATCATCTCGATGTATCGCAGTATGTGATGGTTGATTTTACAACTCATCGTCGTCGTATTCGACATTCAAACTCACATCCTTTAAGGATGTTATCACCTTCATTAGAGTGGATGCGGTCCGGTTAGCGCTGTCTGCGGTCCGATTATATGCAGTTACCGCCGGATGCGAATAAACATTCTGTCGGCCTTTCACATATTCTTTAGTTACCATCGTTCCGCTGTCAGCCATCTCACGCTCTAGCTCCGATAGCATTTTTAATTGCACCTGATAGCGCTTGAAGGTTGTTACAAACAGAAAATTTTGCTCCACGCCGCTTTTCTGTGCAGCTTCCAATATTTTTGTAGCTTGTGCATTAAGGTCTATTTTTGCCATT